CTAGTAAAACATTTACTAATGCTCTTGTAATTACTTGGAAATCAAGAACTTATCTAATTAATTCTATTATAAACGAAGAAGATTTAAACAAATATTATTTAATCGGTTGTTCAACTCTTAAGTAATGTTTTTAGAAGTAAAAGGATTAAATAGCTTAAAAAAGAAATTTGCTAATGGGTATGAAGATTTTAAACTACATACAATAGATGCAATAAATAAAATGGTTAGAGAAGTAGCAATCGAGGCTAGTTCTGACGCAGCTGATTTACCACATTTAACCACTAATTCTAAATATCAAAGAACAGGTAATTTATCTAGGAGCATAAAGGCTATTCCATTTAATGGGAAATTTGCTGAAATAGTAGTTGGTAATTCAAGTGTAGACTATGGTGCTTATGTAGAATTTGGTACAGGAACTGGGTTTGGCATACCAAATAGAAAATATAATATGGCCTCAAAGAACATTGAGCCTTATGCTTCTTTGTTTAAAGGAAGAGGAGTAAGGAAAAACAATATGCCATATAGATCATATTTATTTAATAATTTTGAAATAGGCTACTCAAAGGCTTTAAAACAAATAAGAGCCTTTAAAATGAGGTAATTTAAATATAAATATATTTCGTTAAATTTGTAAAAAATGAAGGACTGCGGATATACATTAAGGAAAGCTTATATAGATAAGCTTACATCAGCTTCTTATTCATTAGGTGTTTATGATACCATAGCACCTGATACAGTAGAACCACCTTATTTGATTATCAGTAGTCAGACACAAGCAGAGAATAGTAATAAACAGAGCTTCGCTTTTGATGTTAGTATTCAATTTGACATAGTTTATAGAACTTTTAAAGCAGGTGAAGTAGGGCAGAAAACTGTTGATACTTACACTAATGAATTTTTAGGCATTGTAGGAGTGAATCCTCCTCTTTACCCAAATACAGCACCTGATTTTAAAATAGTTACTAGAAGAGTTGGCTCTAATATTGCTACCTTTGACTATGTGGATGAAGCTTATGTTTTCAGAAGGGTTATAACAATGGATCATTTCGTGAATCAATTAACATAAAAGTAAAATAAAATAAAATGGCAACAACAGGAATTTTTAACGGAACTTCATTAGTAGTTCTAATCGGAACAGAAGTAATAGGTTACGCAACTTCTTGCTCTTTAAGTTTGGCTATCGACACTCCAGACTCATCTACAAAACAAAGTTTAGGATGGGCTGATGAGATTGGTGGACAAAAATCTTGGTCTTTAACAACAGACGGCTTAGCTACAGTAGTTCCTGGTACAGTTGCTACTTATGTAAGTACTTCTGAATTAAATGCATTAGCAATTGCTAGAACAGCAGTTTCAGTTAAGTTTACTACAGTTAATAACTCAACAGTAGATGGTGTAACTCCAATTGTAGGTGATGTAGTTTATTCAGGTTCAGCATTTATTGAGAGTGTAGATTTGACTGCTGATATGGAGAATCCAGTAACTTACTCAGTTTCTTTCAAAGGAACAGGGCCATTAGTTATTGCAACCAACGCATAATAACCAACCAAAAATAAACCAAAATGAGAGGACAATTTGAATTAACTCTTTCCGATGGGAAGAAGATACCGATGCGTTTTTGTACGTGGAGTCTTAAAAGATTCTGTCAATTACAAGGCATAGGGCCTTCTGAAATAGGAGAGGCTTTAAGTGGCAAAGATTCACTTGATGCTATTGTTAACCTGATGAAATCAGCTGCTGAATACCCATTGTATTCACAAGGAATTACTCCAAGTTTTACAGAATTTGAAGTATGCAATTGGATAGACGATATGGGAGGAATGACTGGAAAGAAGTTTCAAGATATTATGGCAGCTTTATCAGATAGTATGAATAGCGGTATAGATGATAAGCCAATAAAGTCAAGTAAAAAGGATGGAGTAAAAAAAAATTAGAGTGGATTGACATAGAGAAATATACAATGGGGGAGTGCAAAGTGCTTCCCCATTTGTTTTGGGAGATGACGATGGCTGAGTTAGATTTTATATGGTATGGATATAGGCACGAAGAAGAGCAGCAATGGATTAGAACTAGATGGCAAACAACAATGTTGATTAATATTCAACTACCAAAAGGTAAGAAAGTAAAACCTAGTGAGCTTATTGAATTAGACTGCGATACTCGTAACTTTGTGAAGCCTAGAATAATGGATGAAGATGAATTAAAAGCGGTTCTAAAAAAATATGGGCATATATAAACTTATAAGATAATGGCAGAAGATTTATTACAGATTAGAGTCACAGCTGATTTTAAAGAAGCAGAAGGTGCTTTTTTAAGGTTAGCTAAAGTAGCAACAGCTTTTGAAAAAGATATAAGAGGTGTTTCTGCCACATTAAGTAGAGAATTTAATAGAATAGAAGGATCAGCAAAACTATTTGGAGATTATACTAATGTTGTTAAAGACAAAATGGATGCCCTAAGAAAGTCTATGAATAGTCTTTTGACTATGGGGGTACAGCCTTTAAATCCTGCAATACAAAAACTTAAAGAACAATACAATCAATTAAGAGCATCAATAGAACCAGTTAATCTTTCTATAGATAAGAATACTGCTGCAACTAAAGCAGCAAAAGCAGCTAATGATGCAGCAGCAGGTTCTTTAAATAAAGGAAGTAGGCAATGGACTAATCTTGCATTAGTTGTACAGGATTTACCTTATGGATTTAGAGGTATACAAAATAACTTACCTGCTTTATTAGGTGGGATAGCAGGTGTTGGTGGTGCTGCTTATCTAGCATTTTCTGTTATTATCTCAGGTTTAACTATGTGGGATGAATATAATAGAAAAATAAATGCTTCAACTAAAGCATTAAAAGAAGAACAAGATGCTTATGCTGAATCATTAAAATCTGCAGCTGCAAGTGGATATAGCGAAGTAGCATCCATAAAAGCACTATTAGATGTTGCAGCAGACCATAAAGTTTCAATGTCTGATAGACTTATTGCTGTAGGTAAATTACAAAAAGAATATCCATCTTATTTTGGTAACTTAAGTAAAGAAGCTATTTTAAATGGTCAAGTAGCAGAAGCTACATTTAATGTGGCTACAGCAATTTTAGCTAAAGCAAGAGCCAAAGCAGTAGAAGAAAAAATAGGAAAACTTAGTGCACAACAATTAGCAGATGAAGAAGAAAGACTAAGATTGCAAGTAGTTAATGAAAAATTAACAAATCAAAGATTTGAATTAAATAAGTTAATTAAAAATGAATCAACTGATATTATTGCTATTGGAGCAGATATTAGATTGGGTGACCAAGAAGATGCTGCAACTAAAATTCAAATTAGAAATATAACTGCTGAAATATTAAAGAATAATGAAGCTATAAGCAAATTAAATATTTCTGCTAATGATAGTTTAAAAGAACAAGAGAGATTACAATACAAATTAAATGATTTAGCAAAAACTAGTATAAAGTTAGATCAAGAAAAAGGAAAGGTTACAAAAGAGAAAAAAGTTAAAGAAGATCCGAATTATTATACTAAAATTATAGAACAAGAGCAAAAGACTTTTACAGATAGTTTAGACAATGAATTAAAATATGCTGATGATAATAATATTAAAAAAGTAGAAATACTTCAAAGGTATACATCTGAATTAAATTATTGGCACGAACTTGGCTTTATACAAGAGTCTTATTATTTAAATAAAGCTGCTGATTTACATAAGCAATTATATGATACTAAAAAGATTTTAGCAGAAGAAGATTCAAGAGAACAAAAAATAATCACAGATAGGAATTTACAAAATTCTTTAGAGGCATTAAAAATACAATCTGATGTAGAAACTAAATTATTACTTAAGGGAGGCAAATCTACAGCTGCAGAAAGAATAAAAATATTAGAAGATTATAAAAATAAATTATACGATTTAGCTTCTATTGGTGGTTATACAGCAGAGCAATTTGATAAAATAGATGATGCTCTTTTAAGAGTTGATGCAGCTATTGCTGGTTCCAAGGATAAACTTAAAGACTTTAATGTTTCATTAATTGATTTATCTAATCAAGCAAATGAAATCATAACAAACTTAGGCAGAGATTTAGTTACTCAACTTGCAGAAAATATTGGAAAGGCATTAGGCGGTGAGAAAACAGATATGTTTTCTGGATTTATTGATATGATTTCTAATGCTGCAATTGGCATAGGAAAAGCATTAATAGCCTATGGAATTGCAATACAAGCATTTGACTTTGCATTAACTAATCCATTAGCTGCCGTTGCGGCTGGAGTAGGCTTAGTTATAGCTGGTAACTTTCTTAAAACTAAATTTGGTGAACAAGCGAATAGCAAAAAGAAAGTAGGGGGTGCAACAGCATTTGCTAATGGTGGTATTGTTAGTGGCCCTACAATGGGCTTAATAGGGGAATATCCTGGTGCTAAATCAAACCCTGAGGTAGTTGCTCCATTAGATAAACTTAAAGATATTATGGGAGGTGGTGGAGGACAATTTATACTTAGAGGAAGTGATTTAGTATTAGCTTTGAATAGGTCAGAAACATCATTAAACTTAAGAAGAGGAGCATAATGGCATATTATAACAAATATAAATTTACGTTTGCTACAAGGGCTAATAAGACTGCTTACTTGTATTTACAAGAGGACTTAGGTTCTGCACCAACGGTAATTGAATACCCTGGTAAGAATTTA